ATATAGCAGTTGCTATAATTAATATTTTCTTTTTCATTATTTTAACCTCCGTTTTATTTTTTTATAAATGTTTCGAAAATCATATTTAATAATTTCATCGATTGCTCTTTCAATCTCTTCAGAATTTTCAGTTTCTGAAAGCTGATCAGAAGTTCTAGCAACTCGATCAAGATAAGAACAAGAATTGTATCCTTTATCTGTATCAAAAGCAAACCATTGACTAAACTGAGTAAATGGATCGAAAGGATTATCAACAGTAGTCAACGCATATTTAACCAAAACATTATCACCTCTTTCTATAAAACAAATTCTAAAACTGTTTTAACTATTCAAATACTTTGAAACTGCTGAACTAGAAATTCCAAGCGCAGCAGCGATGTCAGAATTAGTGTAACCAGAAGTAGACATTGCTTTTATTCTGTTTATCTTTGCAGAAGAAAGTTGTGTCATTGTTCTAGGCGTAGCTCTTTGTTTTATTTCATCAGCATCAGCATATCTAAGAATCTGAGAAAGCTTTGAATCAGAAATTGCGCCAGCTTGAATAGCTTCCCATTCTTTGTCAGTTAATCTTATTTTAGTGTCTTTTCCACTTGCGCCTACAGATGCTCTGGCATTATTGATGGCCAATTGACTAGCTTTTCTAATCTCTTTTTTATCCATGTCAGGATTAGCTTGAATTTTAGCTTTCACTTGAGAATTAGCTATCGCCTGTGCTCTTCTCTCTTTAGGAGCATTCTTTTGAGCCACATTTAGTTGAGCATTTAAATGATCTACTTCTTTTTTGTAGATAGATGCGGCGTTCCTATCATATTTAAGTCTTCCAGTACTTTGATAAGTTTTTCTTGCTTGATTAGCAAGGGCTTTCATTTTATTAGCATAATCTGCGTATGCGTTTTCCTGGGGGGTACCAGAGGACAGACTACGTACGTCATCTACTTCCAATATAAGTTTCGTTTTAGTAGTAGCAGGTACTCTAGCACCAGTTTTCTTATCAATGTACGTTCTACCAGACTCTTTGTAAACCACTTTACCGGTATCCGGATCTATGATACCGCTTCCCTGTCTCTCAGGAACTCTAACGTCTTGTTTTCTTCTTGATAGCAAGGTGGATGCACCACCTACGTCCTTGCCACTAGAATCCGTATATCCCTGATAGTTTTTTTTAAGTTCGGCAATACCATTGTCTTTTTCGGACTGTTTATAATCAAGCTTGTGTTTTTCTGCATCGATAACGACCATACTATGACGAACCGCCCTAGCGATTTCATTTTCATTAGCACCTTTCAGAGTCATATCAGTTATCAAGTTAGATATCATACCCATCTGTTTTTGGGTTTCATCTTTAGTCATGAGTTTGACTCCTGTTTTTCCTTCAGTAGAGTATTCGGTTTTCGGATCAAATCCTTCAAGATCTTTTAATGCTGATGTAGATTTGATTCTAACTTTTCCATTTGTCGGAATAACCGCTACCGTATCTCCATCGAAGTCAGCGCCTGATAAACGCTCTGCAACTTTTGGGTGAATACCAACGGCATCTCTGATATCTGGTCCCAAAATATCAATAGCACCTTTATTTTTATTATTTACTTTCAATACCGGTATCTCGAAAGTGCCAGCATGGGGATATCGAACTAGAGCGACAGTCTCTCCGTTCCTATAGTTAGGAGCATAAATCTCATTCTCTTTCATAGAAGTAATCGGTAAGATTACCTGCATGCTTTGTCTAGGCAAAGCAGCTGCTTTTAAATGAACAGCGGCACCGTCACATTCATCAGCAAATTCAAGAAGTCTATGTCTTTTTACTGTTGGATTGGTGAGCGAACAAATTTCATCAAATTCAGCAACACTATCTTTATATGTCAGATCGAGTTGTCTATTGATTAATTGCATCGGCTGCTTTGATAAGAATTGGGAAGATAGGTTTCTAGCCATCGTATCCCAATCTCCTTCTTCTTTTAGCTTATTAATAGCAGACAGATGTTCTTTTCCATCTGATCCAACATATTTACTTTGACCCCCAGCTTTGATAGCCGCTCCGAATGGATTATCAGGATCATCTTTAATGTCTTTCATTACTTTTTCTTTTGGAGTTCCGCTCTTTTTATTAGTGTTAAAAACGATATCGGCTCCATCGGGAATATCATTTGAATACATGGCCATTCCTTTTAAGTAATGAGTTCCATCCACTAAAATTCGAACCTGAGCATAATGAGAATTTCCTAAATCCAAATCAGCTACACCTCTACGGATTTCGATAACCCCATCTTTATCAAGTCCACCTTGATCCCCATATCTAATACTAACTCTTTTTGAATCAATACTAGATGGGTATTCCAATTTTGTATAAGTGCTACCACCGTCAGTAGAGTGATAATCGCCTACCGATTTTACTAAATCGGGTTTCTCATAAACAGATCTTTGAAGTTCGTTTACTTCTTTATCGCTTTTAGCAATAAGTTCAAGGTTTGTTTGCTTTCCAGGATTAGTAACCTGGGGCATGCCAACTCCAAAATGTTTATAACCTTCTGTCTCTAGAATAAAAAGAGCTTCTTTTAGTGTCTGCTGCGAAACGCCCAACTCTTTCTCTACACCAGCACCAACATCCAAGATCCCTTTTTTATCTAGTTCTTTTTTCAGAATATCGGATGTAACTTTGGCTCTATTTTTATTAGCCGCTGTATTTTCATTAAGTAGAGAACGAATTGAAGAGTCATTAGCATATCCCATTTCTTTAGCAATTTCATTCAAACTAAGACCATCGTCTCTTAAAGATTTTGCTCTATCGGCTTCTAACGCTCTTCTTTCGTGTTTAGCAACTCTGATCTGCATACGAAGATCTGTAGTACTAAGACCAATTGCTTCGGCAATGTCTTTTTCGTTTAGACCATTTTTTTGAAGTTCTTCTACGCGAGACAGAAAATCTCCACTACGTTGAAATGGGTTTTCTCCAGAACCCCAGGGGTATCGACCAGATCTTCTCTTTACACCATAATGCATCAGTATATCTTCAGCAATCGGGTTCACGTTCATACCTCCTCATTTTTTATGTTATCAATAATTTTATCAAACCTGATAATTTTTTCAATAATAGGGTATATTTCATCAGGCAGGGGAGTATGAACCAAAACTTCATCTGACTGATAGATTCGGAGTTCGATTTTGATTTCAGATGGCTTTATTTTATATTCGAGACAAAACAAAGCAGCGTATATCAAAAGCTGTTCCATATGAGCAGGAACATTCCCGGATTTGAAATCATGAATTCTAAGAAAATTGTCCCGAAAAGAAATAGAATCAGCTGTCCCAAAACAATTATCACTGTAATATAAAATCTGTTCAGGAGTCATACGAAAACCGATTGCATCATTAACATACTGGTTAAGCGTTTTTTTTGATTTTGGAAGTTTCTGCCCCAAACTAATGCATTCTGCAGCAAAAGCATGAAGCCTTGTTCCTTTTTCTTTTGCTAGGGCGGAAATATAGGATTCTGCAATTTTATTTTCATCATAATTAATCCAGTGATATTTACTAGCTCCAAGAAATGCATGGCGTCCCTCAAGATTTAAATGCTTGTTGAAGTTCATCCAATACCTCCTCTTTATTCTCTGGATATATAAAACGAGAAAAAGACATCTCGTTCATAAGTCCAACATAATATTCTTGATTAGGTTGTTTCTTAGCGCTCGCGAACTTTTTACATTCTAAAGAGGCCCATTTGTTTTCGTAAAGAATAAGAAGATCTGGTATTCCCTGAATTTGATCCATTTTAAAGGTCATACATCCAGGGAATCGATTTTTTAATTCTTTGATCAAACTGTCTTGAAATCCGCTTTCTAATCTAGTACTTCTCGACATAACAAGCCCCCCTTTCAAATAAAAAAATAAAAAGAGAATAAAATGACACATTATAATTCTATTCTCTTCATAAAAGAGCATGTTTTTTTCGCGAAGCTTTTATTATTTGAATTTTCTGCTGGCATATAATTCGATGGCTCCTGCAATTGCAAAAAATCCAGACGCTAAAATAAATGAATCTCGATTTAAAACAGCACCTAACGCAATGACAACAATAGTTAATAAATAATACATAAAAAATCCTCTTAAATTATTAATTAATTTGGTTTGGCCAAAAGCCCACTTTTTTTGTAGTTTTTTTATTTAATTAATAA